TAGTTAAAGTCTTAACAGTTTCAGCACCTGTGCTGTCTGTTCTAATAATTACGATTAAGTCTGAGTCTGCAAATATTTTATACCCATATGCAAATTGGGTTGTACTCCCATTACCAGAGTAGGAATTCTTTACTGTAGTTGAAGATACTGTCATAACTTAAAAACCTTTAAACAAAGTTGATGGTTTAGTCAATAAAAACTCTTGACCAGATTCACGCATTCTTTTTTCCATACGTCTTAATGAGCCAGGAGAAAGAGTTTCCATCATTTGAAAACCAATCATATAATCAAATGCTGTCTTTATATAGAATAAATTTAAAAATGGAATGTTTTCTTTTATAGAATAATATGCTTGTTTTCCTGCTTTTCCACCTTCTCCTTTAATAGCATAATTTAAAGCAGATAGCAATCTAGTAGCTTCTGTTGGTATTGGTCCAGCAATAGTTGCTAAAGCACTTGTTGAATTTTGAATATTTCCAAATAAAAAATCAGTATAAATACCTAAACCACCACCTTGAAGCATAGCAGCACCAAAATTTTTAAAATTTAACTCTGATCTAGGTGTTTTACCTTTTAATATATCTTTTGCTGTCATAGCAATATAACCAAATAAAACAGAACCACCTACCAATTGTGCCATACCTAATGCAGCATTAATTTTATTACCTTCTTTCCACATAGCCATTTCTCTACCAATCATTTTTTGATAAAATGCAAATGGAAATGCTTTAAATTGAGACATGAATCTTAGAGCTTCACCAGGATGTGTTCCTGCTTGTTGACCCATTTTCATCCAACCTCTAGTTCTAGCATCTGGTTCTAATACAGCATAAGTAGATCTATCTAAAAACATTCCTAATACTTTTGTTTTTAAAAAATCTCTAGAAACATCAATTTGTCTTGCAGACATTGTTGTCTTACCCTCAATATCTTTAATTATAGCATCAGATAAATTATCTATTTTTTGTGTATTAAAAAATAATTTACCATCATCAGCTTTATCTAAATCCATTTTTCTAATATGATTCCAAATTTTTTCATCAATACCATAACTGCTAATTAATCTTTTAAATTCAAAATTTAAATTTTTATAAGAAGTTTTGGTTTGTTTAGCTACATAGTTACCCATACCTAATATAGCACCTTGTTTTAATGAGTTAGTCCACCAAGCAAGACCATTAAGTTTAAAAAAAGTTCTTTGTACTTGAGAAAAACCTCTATTTAAATTATCTCCAGCAGAATATCTTGCAGCTAAATCATAAATAATATTATCATTAATAAAACCTAACTGTTCAGCAATTTCATTTTTAGCTTTTGTGTTTTTAATTTTAGCAAGTCTACCCATGGCTTCTGCTAAACCACCTACATAAGATCTACCTTGCCATTTCATTTCTTTAGCGTAAAGATGAATATCACTAATAGCTGAAATTGTTGCACCTCCTAATTTTGCCATAGCAGCTATAGCTCTAGAAACAGCACTCCATTTAGCATAAGCAAACCCATTAATAGTATTTACAGAGCCATCTACTTCTGCCATAAATTTCATGTGACCTCCTTGGTCTTTTGAAAATGCACCAACTGCTTGAGCTTGAGTTTGTCTACCATCATCTTCTAAATTATTTTTTACTAAATCCATTATCTTTGCATAATTTTGGTGAGGATTACTTCCAAGTTTGCTCATCATCCCAATATTTTTACCAGCAACATGAAAACCACCAAAGACAGCTTCTTTTAAATTTCTACCACCAAATGTATTGTTATAATCAAACCAATCATCTGCACTTTTAAAATGAAGAACTCTTTTTGCTGCAATGCTTCTAATCATACTTTTTTTACCAAACACTTTACCTTCAGCATTAACAATTTGATTTTCATTTCTAATTAAAGAATTATATGCTCTAGTTAAAAATCTATCTATATCTTCTGGAGTATTATCGGTTTCAAAAAAAGTTCTTTTATGATCTAATTTAGGTAAAATATAATCTTTCCATGCTTGTAAGTTTACTTCTGCACTACCATTAGATATTTTTGATTTTATATTATTTTTTACATTAATAACATTTAAAGCATTTCTTAATTGAAAAGGATCTGAACTTTGTCTTATAATCCAACCTGGAAGTTTTTCTATATTTGCTCCATAATTATTATATTTTTTTCTTACTGTTTCTGAAAAATCTTCAATAACTTTTGCAAGTTTTACAATGTCTGCATTTTTTTCTGTAACAGCTTTACCTTCTCCAAGCTCCCAAATAACTCTAGAAACTTTTCTTTCAATATCGTCATTAGCTTTAGCAAATAAATCATCAACTCCTGCTTCTTTTAATTTAGCATTAAATGATACAACTAAATTTTTATAATAAGCATCTTGAGCTGCGGCAACTGAATCTCTTGCACCCATTCTTTCCCAATTGCTACCAACAAGTATAGCAGTTAATCCTTCTTTTGGATTATCTTTAAAATTAGTTAAATTCCATTCAACCCAATCTCTAACTTTTATTTCATCTTCAATAGCATTTAATTTATTTATTTGTTTTTTTATTTGTTCTTTTTGTAAAATTTGTTTAGCAAGAGCAGCATTAACTCCATCATCTGCTTCTTTTAATATTGCATCACTTTCTGCTTTTTTAATTAATTTAAGAATACCTGTTGCATCCTCTTTATCTAAACCTTTTTTAGTTAAAGCATCTTCTATTCTTGTTAAACATTTATCTGCCATAATTATTTACCAATCCTACAGTTAATACCTTCCATAATTGCACTTTCATAATCATCTGATTTAGTTTTTATACTTTCTAATGATTTAGCGGAAGCTATGGTTTCTTTGCTTGGTCTTAATTTTAATTTATTTTGAGATTCTATTTTAGCTGTTAAGTTGTTTTCAGCAAGTCTAAGTTCTTCATCTAAATTTCTAGACTCTATAGAAGTTTGTGCTTTATCTTTATTGTATCCTTCTACAATAGTATCTTCCTGAATATTTCTAGGTTTTGTTTGAACTCTTGATGTAATTTCTTGTGGTTTATTTGTAATTCTTTCATCAATTATTTTACTTCTATTAGTAAATTCCTCTACTAATTCTTTTTCTCTTTTTAATAATTTAGATTTTTGTTTTTTTAATTTTTGTAATTCTGGATTATATTTTATGTTTGAAATTTTTCTCTTAGGATCAAAAAAATTTTCTAACATATTAATTTTATTTTGAATTTCTTTTAACTTTTTATTAACTTCTACACTTTCTTCATTTATTTTTTTTCTAGCTTTTTCTACTAATTTTTCATCTATTTGTGCGTGTCTTAATCTGGGATTTAAATCAGCATATTCTTTTGAATTAACAGGAGTTTCTTCTGCTATGTCTGCAATAGCTTTAGATAACAACAGGTTTCTAGTATCTGAATCTGTTTCGGCAAGTTCTTTCATTATTCTAGAATTTTCTGGATAGTATTCTTTGTATAAATTAAAAGCAGGATCTTCATCTGCTTTAGAGCCTAATTCTTTTCTAGTTTCTCTAATTCTTTTATTAAATTTTCTACGAGTATTTAAGTCTCTTAATTTACCTGCTCCAACATGAAGTCCACCACCAAGAATAGTACCAAATGATACTGCCATAAAACTATCTAATAAACCATAATCAGATTGTTCGGCAGTTGCAGCACCATAAACTAAAGGTTCAACAGCAGCTATACCAGTAAAACCTTCTATAGCACCTTTTGTCATTCTGGCTCTTGTAAATCCATATTTTGCAACTAAACTTGCATATCTTAATTGACCTACTACAGGAATAAACATCATTGTAAGGTTAATTGGATCCGCCATACTTGCAACCATTGATGTACCAAATTTTACCAGAGTAGAAACTACACCTGTTGGTCCACGTTGGATAATACTTTGTCTATATCTTTCTTCTCTTTTTCTTTCTACCAAAATATCTACAGTAGATTGTTTTTCAGCTTCGTTAAAAAAAATACCAGAATCTTGATATTTTTTATTTAATTCTTCAAATGGTATTAAGGGTTCATTAAAATCTCTACTTTGTTCTAATTCATATAAACGCATTCCAGAATTTACAGGATTATATTTCCACGCATCTTTTGCAGTTTCTATTAAAACATCTGTTAAATCAGTTTGAAATTGATCATAACCTATTTGTTTTGCATATTTATTTGTTTCTAAACCAAATCCTATATTTGCCATACTAATTAAGGTGTTATATCTTCTATTTTGTTAGTATCATAAATTTTTAAATTTATTAAAAAATCTGTAGTTGGTACTACATGAGAACCATCATCAAAATTTAATTGTAACAATTCACCTTTTTGATTTTCAACTAAAGCCAATGATCCATCTGGAAAAGGTATAGCAAAAACAATTCCAGATCCATCTGAATTATTTACCCAAACACCATTTTCTTTAGCTTGTATTAACATTTCATCATTTATTTCTTGATCATCTATATCTGGATTTTCAGATTGAAAAGAAAACATATTAAAATCTTTTAAATGATTTTCTTTAATTGCTGTAGCTTTTGCTTCAATTAAATTCATTTGACCAGCAGATAAATTTTTATTGTTATATCTTTTGGGAATAAAATAAGTGTTTTTACCACCCAACATAGATTCTCCACCTGCAAATTTAAATTTTGTCATTACAGCATCTGTAGCTTGTTGAATAGCATCTTTCTGTGTTGTTCCAGATGACATTTTATTTATAGCAATATAACTTATTATTTCTTGAATATCATTCATTTCTTTGTTTGCTTTTGTAGTGTTCATTTTATTTCCATACATAACCACATCTCTTAATGGTTTCATCTTATCAAAAACATCCATACTAATTGTAAATTTTTGAATATCGCTATTTTTAAGAAATTTATCTAATCTATTTTTTTCATCTTTAGTATCTATACTCATTGCTTCAATGGCAAAATTTTCATCACCTAAATAAGAAACAAGTTTTGCAGTAATAGGTAAACCTTTGTCGCTTAGTTGACTTAAAACTCTACCATACTGTTCTCCATATTGATTTTCTAATCCTTGAAGATAAGTTATTTTGGCTAATGGTTCTTGACTTTCATAATCTCTTACAAGTTTTTCAGCAAAATTATTTGGTATTACTTTAATAAATGATGGATCAATATTCATATCTTCTTGAGCTTGAACAACAGAATTTATATATTTTTGAAAAAATTTTTCTTTATTTTCTGATGTCTCTGGTTCATTTTGATAATTTTCAAATAATTGTCTAACTGTAGAATTGTGTTGAATAATTAATGTTGCAGCATCTTCTGCAATAAGTTCATTTTTTTCACTTATAAAATTTCTTGCTTTATTTTTATATTCTAAATCTTGAGCATAATTTTTAGAATTTAAATTCCAACTATCTAATATAGCTTGTTCTTCACCTTCTTTAGAATTAAAGATTGCAGATTTTACTGTTGAAAGTTTTAATGTATTATTTTCTGTTTCTATAAAATCAGTATACACTTTTGCACCAAATAATTCTTTAATAGCTTCTTTATTTATATTTATTTTTTCTCCATTTTCTAATGCTTTTATATAATTCTTTATATTATCTTTAAGTATTGGAGTAGCTTCTAATTTAGCATCTCTTTTTAATTCTTCTCTAGTTTTTAAAGTTAAACCTTCATACTTACCTGTATTTAAATTTACATAAGTTTGAACTGGATCATTGCTAATATCTTTTTGTACTTCAAAATATCCTATAGTATTTGGTATACTTGCTATTTTTGCTTCATAAGTATCTATATCAATTAATCCATCATTATAATCATCAGTATAAATTTTACTTAAATCTGTAGGTAATTCTTTTTTTGCTAATTCATTATTACCATATAAAGCATCTGTTAAAATATTTGTTTCTTTTTGCTCTGAAGCAATAGCTCTTGATTGAATTAAATTTTTATAAACAGCGTTGTCTACTGAAAATATTTTTTTTTGTTCTTCTAACAAATAACTATTTTTAAACATAGTTTTAACTGTATTATTAGATGCTAAAGCAGCATATTTATCTATTATAATTTTACTTTCTTGCATTAAATAATTATTAGCTTGATCAGAATTTTTATATAAAGATGATGCTTTTTGAGCTACATCATTTAATTCTAAAACAGATTTATTTTCTAATTCAAGAGCTTCAGTTTTATTTTCAACTCCTTTTTCTTTAACTTTATAATCTACAACAGCTTTAGTTATTGGTGCTAAAGCAGTACCAATAGTTTGTGATAAAGGTATTTGAATATTTGTTTTAATAGATCCTACTTCTGCTGTAGGTCTAGCTTCTGTTGTGAATGTAGGTATCTTTGGCATTATGAATAATTACTAAATGTTGAATTGTTAGCTGTAGAACCAAATTGTCCTTGTGGTGATCTAGATGATCCAAAATTACTCATTCCTAATAAACTTGTACCAGTAGAAGCAAGTGTTCCTATCTGTGCAAGTTTAGCAGATTGTCTAGCAATGTTACCTTGTATTCTAGCAAAATTTGCATCTTCTATTTTTTGATTTATTGCAACTTTAGAATTATATTCCATAACATTTTTTTGTATTATTGCTTGTTCAGCATTATATCTTAAATTATTTAAAGCAGTTCCTGATAAAGTTACTCCAGATTTTAATGTTGCTACTTTTGTTTGTGATTGAAGTTGTGCAAATTGTTTATCAAATCTAGAAAGATCAAATTTAGTTTGATTTTCTATAGCTTCAGCTTGTTGTTCTGCAACAGCAGCATTTCTATTGTTTACAGCTTGATTGTATTTACCAATAGCACCTTGTTGTTGATATTGTGCTGCACCTAATGCACCTACTACTGCCATCTGCCAACTCATTAAAATATCCTCGCATATCTGTATTGATGTGAACCATCAAATCCATAGTGTTTCATTAAACCCTCATTCTCTAATCCTAACCACTTTGCAAATCTTATTCCTTTATCGAAATCTGATCTTACAGCAGTTTGAACTCTTTTAATATTATATTTTGTTGCAACCTTTGCAAAATCTTTCTTAATCGCTTTAGCTACAGCTAGTGGATGTTGCCAAACATCTTGTGTTGCAATAACCCAACCCTCTGCAACTTGACCCCAAATCATTTTCATTCCTGCAGCAAAGATAGGTTTTTCATTAACGATCCCTGTAAAAGCTAAGTGGTCTTGCACAAGGTTCATAGCGTCTCCATCAAACTCAGCATCCTTATCCATAAGTTTATGATTCATTTGACAAGATAATATAAATCTTCCATGTTCAGCTGTGTAAGGTATTATATATAACATATTATCCATCATTAGTAGTTAACCTTGGGTATAACGATAAAATTGTAAAAGGTAAAGGTTGAGTTTGTCTAACAAAAATAAAACCATCTGTCTCGTAGTTTCCTCTAAATTCTAC